TAAACGCCAAGTTCTCTGCATCCTTACCAATAATGTCTTTCACAATATCTCTTTTGTCTAAGGATATTGTTTTAGGTTTGAAGTATGCGGTTCCATAGACTGAGTGAAACAAACCAGCATCACAAACATGCAGTGGAGCAAAACCCTCGTCTAGAACTTTGTATACACCAATCAAATGTTCTAGCAGAGTTCGTCCACTATGCATTGTCTCACCGCATCCAATCGACTCCAGAAAGTCAATCTTTGTAGAAATCAAGTCTATCGACATTACCACCATCCACAAAAAGTTTGAACACCACAACGTTGCGTAGTCCAAAACAATACTTAGACACTGGCATTGCCTGATGGTTATTAAACGCAGGAAAAATCAAAAGACGATTACCAACATAGTTAGAGTACTCTAAAATGTTCTTTCCCTCGTCATCCCAAATCGCAGTGCCACCAAGCCACTCTGGTTGCCAATCCATGCGAGGATAATACATCATAGTGAAGTCGCCGTCATCAGTATGCATGTGCGGTTCTACACCAAACGTGTGTGCGTTCATGTATAGACGTTTCCACCCAACAATATCAAACCGATCTTTCAGTTTGAGTTTGTATGCAGCAGCATCCCAGATAGGAAGAAGATAATCATACTGTCTCTCCCGAACCTCTTCCTCACTTTCACCACAGAAGACATGCCAGTGTGGTTGTGGCAAACTAACAGTTCTATTAGAATGGTAATTATAAGTCCAGTGTGTTTTCTTTATCTCCATGTCAATCAGTTCTGCAACATGTGGTTCTAGTAGGTCATCAAATATTTCACAAATCATTTGAACTTTCCCCTTGCCATAATCTCGGTCAAACATGCGACCATATTTATTTCTGCATCTGCGACAAAAGCATTCTTGTATTGGTATTCACCCAGAATGACAACCACATGAGGAATAGTAGAAGAGTCCAGATACTCATAAAGGTTATCATACACAGCCCTAAACAAAGTGTCAGGATCATTATCAATATTCTCGACAACCCATTTACGAACATTCGTGAACTCCTTGTTCTTCATCATCCCCATGAGTTCTTTGACACTCTTCTCACCAAGATTGACAAGGATACCAGCATCAATCTGACCAGATACAGAATACCTTTGCAGTTCATTTAGAATTCTACGCCAGTCAGGAAAGTATTTATTGATTAACTCTGCAACCACCTTCTCATTATATTTAATCTCATTCTCTTTCAGAATAGAGATTGCACGTTTAAAGAACTGACCAGCAAGACCCGCCTTCTCACTCTTGGGAATAGTAAAGTCCACCACACCACATCGTGAGTGCAGAGGTGCAATCAATTTGTTCTTGTAGTTACAAGTAAGAATGAACCCACAGTTCTGATGAAACTCCTCGATAAACCCGCGAAGAGCTGGTTGAGTTGACTGTGGATTTAGATAGTCTGCTTCGTCCAGAATAAGATACTTACGTCCACCATCAAGAGAGACAGTAGACGCAAAGTTCTTAATCTTGGTTCGCAGAACGTCAATACCAGATTCCTCAGAACCGTTGATGAACATATAGGTAGCACCAATCTGTTCAAGCATTGCGCGGGCAGCAGTTGTCTTACCCACGCCTGGACCACCTGATAAAATCAGATTGGAGATATCCTGTTTATCTACATAAGACTGTAGTTGTGTTTTGAGTGTCTTAGGTAGAATGCATTCATCAACAGTCTTCGGGCGATACTGTTCAACCCAAAGAAAGGTATCACGCACTATAAGTTGACTCAGGTTCTAGAGCGATCCAATACTCTACACCCACTGCCGAGTTTGTGAAGTGACTAATACTTTTGGATGATACTTCCACATCATAGGAAACAGACATAAGTTTTAAGTTCTCCACTTTGAACCAGAACTTATATTCTGCGTCTGTCTCATTCACACCAAGTTCAGTATCATACGCATTTGCAGTGTCATTCTTTTTATCAGTGACCATCAGACTACCGTTAGTCAGTGCCATGTCAGGTGCACCAATAACTGCGGCAGCTTTCTGTATTTCACTTAGTGTATCACTAGACAGATTGAATGTAACCTCAGTCGAAGGCATCACGATTGCCTTGGACGGTGTTGTCACAACCTCTGGATCAGAGAACCAATACTTGAGGTTTTTACGAGAACCCTCTTGTGTAATCGTAACATACTGCTCTTGAAAGTTCAGTTCTGGCTCTTCAAATAAAGAGAGCGCAGACAGAAACTCATTTAGGTCATAGATTGCAAATTCTTGTGGAAACCTTTCTGTCACCTCTGCCTGTGCAACAATGTTCTTCATTGCAGACATGGTGGACAGAGTGTTGCCCGGCTTCACCATGAGGTTTTGATTGATTGTAGAGAAGTTCTTCAGAATAGAGATTGTGCTTGAAGTTAGCTTCATTTGTCACCTTCCGTTTCATTAATATAGAGTGCGATAATACCATAGTGAATTACTTTTAACAAGTCACTTCGGTCCTTACCATTTTTCTTTCCATATCGTTGTGCATACTTGAGTATGTTTCCGATACAGAAACCTTCACCATGTCCACCATCAATGATGAACTCAGTCGCTTGAAACTTGTTCTTACTGTAGTGTTCATCATAAGTAGCATCAATGTATTTCTTCAACTCAGACAATGCCTTGTCTTCATTATACTTGTAGTTCACTTTCTTCATCATGTGTATTTTTCCATTCTCTATAGTTCCAAATCTAAATCACAATTTATTTTTAGATATTCTAAAGATGCCTGCACATCCAAATAATTATACCATCCTGTAGCAATCATCTTGGTTTGTGTAGGTGACGTAACACCTCTATGTGTATGAGTGAAGTCAGTTGGCCAAAGAACAGTCAAACCTTTCTTTGGTTGCACTTCTTTCTCTTGATATAGAAACTGTGTCTGTCCACCGTCATCCACATCATTAAGATAAGTCATAAAAACTAAAGCTCTCTGATGAGATTGATTCATGCCACGTTCAGAATGCCAGTTTAGAAAACCTTCGCCGGGAGCGTAGTGTTGAATATTGAATGGTTCTTTAAATGCAAGAGCACATTTGAAATACTCATACTTTTCCTGATATTGACCCATACAGAATTTTAAAAAATTAAAATAACTCACTATTACAGGGTCACTAGAATTAGGATACACTATGACATCTGTTGATGTTTTATCTCCACCATTAGACACACCCGGCTGTTTATACTCAGAGTTACGATTATAGTAATCTACTAAGTCATCACACAGAGAGGTATCCTCTAATTGTAGAGTGAGTATAAAATCCTCAGGCATCACCGGCTGTAAAGATATCAGTTCTTACATATCGCAGTTGACCACCAACAATAACATTGTATGGTTCTTCTGCTGAAGTTCCATCTTCCAATCGTTGCATTTTTTGCGACTCAATATTTTCATGATATGATGCGACCTCAGCGGGAGTCATATTATCAATAAGTTGCTGCTGAGAATCAACGATTGCCCAGTTCATCGCAAGTGAACGACGCTCACCCTCTCCATAAAAAGGCATGACTTGATGTTTCATCCAGTTAGGAAATACCAACATCACTCCCTCTTCTGGAACATAATATTTTTCTGTTGAACAATATAGGGCGTCAATGTCTTGACGTTGCCTTAGTCCCCAGATAAGTTGAGTTGTCCCATCTGAAACACCAGAGGCACCATTCATATATCCATCTTTGTGTTCTACTTTCAAGGAATCTGGAGTCTTCAACCAGAGGAAACCAGACAGTCCACCCTGTGTGGCTGCATTGTGGTCATGTAGAGGATTGTAGTCTCCAGCGTATGCATGGTTAGTCCAAATGTCAACTACTTGAGCAATAGACTTACGTTTGTACGCTTGTTGAAGATATGCAGAACCAATCCCATTGAAGATTACTTCTATCTCTTTACCTTGTTCGCTCTCAAGGTCAAACGACACTTGACTAGACCTCTCATCATTTTTCAACTGACCAACTAAACGGTCAGCATAAGAGTACGTATGATCTGCTGTCTCATCAATGTAATCGTTGATTAGATCAACAATCTCTTTATCAAACTTGACTTGAGCAATCCAATGACTAGGAATAGGTTCTATTTCCATCTGCATTTTATCATTAATATTTGTCATAGCTTTTTCAATTCTTTCTTTCTCTTTCATTTGGCGGACTACTTCATTTCCTACCATGATAGTCTCTTTGTTGCCTAAAGCATGTTTTGCTTCTGCCTCTTCTTCAGAGTATGTTTCCCCCCGTTTAGTCCATACAACGGGAGGCAATTTAGATTTATCGTCTGTCATTTATATAACTCCATTCAAAACATAGTAAACGAAAGGGGTCTAAAAGTCAAGACCCCTTCCGATACTCACTCAAATTTATTTTACTTCAATAAGACGAGGTTTCTTTTCCTCTGGAACAACACGTTCAAGGTCAACGGAAAGCATTCCGTTTTCCATCTTCGCACCATTGACAACGATATCATCAGCAATGGTAAACTTCCTCACGAACTTACGATAGGAAATTCCACGATAGATGTTACTCACATCATCATCTGATTTTTCCTTTACAGAACGGATGGTTAGTACACCATCGGCAACCTCGATTTCCAAATCCTCACGGGCAAATCCAGCTAGTGCCATCTCAATGACATAGTTGTAATCACCTTCCTTCCGAATGTTATATGGGGGATAGCCCGTTGATGTGGCATTGTTGTCCACATACCGTGAGAGGTTGTCGAACACACGGTCAAAACCTACGGCGTATGGGGTTAGTTGATTAAAGTTGTCGAACAGACTAAGTGCTTTGCTAGTAACCATTTTATATCTCCTTTACTAAGCAAGATTAAATCGAAGACCCATCATGGCATCTTCATATTATATATAGGGATTGAAACACCAAGTTTCAACCCCTACACATAATTTTTTAGAAGGCATTTTCCTCTGTGCTCTCAGTATCAGTATCTTCACTGGTTAGAACACCAGCATCAATCTTAGTGTAGAGGTCTAGGAATGATGCCTTCGTATCTTCATCAAAACGAGCGACACACAGTTCAATGGACTGCATCTTGTCACCAAAGATGGCAAACGCTTTCACAATGTGGTCCAGACGCCGAGTTGAGATTACTTCATCAACACCACCATCAAAGAAGGTCTTGCGAATGACCTCAGCCCAAGTGACTAGGTTCGTTGCGAACTCTTCATCGACAGTACCATACTTCTTCATAGAACCGAGAACAATCTTCTTCTCAGTCGTCGCAGAGGCATAGGGCTGCTCCATCGTGACCGCGAACCGCTCAAGGAACGCTTCGTTGAGAATGTTGGTTCCGATAAACCGTCCATCGTCTGAACCTTTACCTTTAGTGTTGGCAGTGGCAATGACGTTGAACCCATCTTTCGGAGTGACCCACTTGTTGATCTTCTTGAGGTAAACACCCTTACCTTCAAGAACAGGCTGCAAGCAGAGCAACTTGTTTGAACCCAAGTCACACTCATCAAGCAGGAGAGTGCAACCGCGTTCCATTGCTTCGATCACAGGACCAGGCATGAACTTGGTTTCACCGTTCACCAAACGGAAACCACCGAGTAGATCATCCTCATCAGTTTCGATGGTGATGTTGACCCGAATTAGTTCCTTGTTGAGTTTGGCACAAACCTGCTCAACCATCAAGGTCTTGCCGTTACCCGACAGACCAGTAATGAACATGGGGTAGAACATGCCAGACTTGACAACCTTCTCAATCAGTTTGAAGTTGCCCCAAGGAACAAAACCTTCAAACGAAGCAGGAACCAAGTTCTGGTCGTTCATGTTAGTCGCAACAAGATTAACCACAGCAGATGCGTCCTCAGATACGACAGCAGGAGCAACCGTTGGACCATCCTCAGAGGGCAACTTGTACGCATTGTAACCAACCGAGAAACCTTCACCCTTGAACCAAGTAGGGAACGGAACACCCGCTTTCTCAGCGGCCGCTGCCTTTTGTGCTTTGGTGATAACCGCACCATCACCGAACATTTCGGCAGCGGTATCGACAAAGAGTTTCTTACGAGGTGAGAGATACATAGTCATTTCCTTCTGTCTGTTTTCTCATCATATATACATAGTACACTATCGGGGAACATTTGTCAACCCCTCTAAGCAACTAATTTCACAAATCGATTTAGTAGGGTCCGAGACTCAACCTTACCTTTACTCATCTTACCAAACGCAGACTTGAGTTTTGCCTTGGAGGCACCGACCAGTTCATCATCAAGAGAGCCGTTTTCTACTTCCAGATTACGACCACCCTGCAACAGATAGTACTCGTCATACCCAGTGACATTACCTTCAACAGCAAGGTACTTATCCTTGTTTACTTTCTTGAGGATAGACCTCATCTCATCATCCCAAGAGGCGATACCCAATTCACGGGCAATCGTGTACTTGTCAATGCGACCATTTTTGCCGCGACCAGCAATGAAGAACCCGATAAGGTTCATACCGTCAACAGAATCCTTGAGAATACGAAGCAATGAATTTGTGGTATCGTTAGTCATCTCATAGGTCTTGTTACTCTTAGGATTAGTGACGATTGTCTTTCTCCGAGGATTCCACAGAGGAACACTGATATCCAGTTCGCGAGCCATATCATAGTCACGGACGTAGTTACCACGATTAGAGGAACCGTCAGTCAGGAAAATCGTGTTGACCTTCTGAACACCAGTGTCCATCTTGAACTTAGGAACAATCGTAGTCATCGCAAGAATAGTGTCATTGAGCGGAGTACCACCAAGATTGTAGGTGTCCTTGACAGAAATCGGATATCCTATTTCACCCCAATCCCGATATGTCCACCGATTTGCAATCATCCAGAGATAGTGCATCATGCGGTTTTCTTCATCACCAGACATATCAGAGGAGAAGAACTCCAGAAGTTTGAAATTCTGATACTCAATCTCTCCATACTCAACAGAAGGCGCAGGCTCAGATTTTTTGTAACGAGATATGCGACCATAACTATCAGAGAAAGCAAAAACCTTGAACGGAATCTGTGTCCGGCGGCAGAACCAAACTAGATTGTACAACTGCGAGAGAGTACCAATCAGGTTTTCTGCCATTGAACCAGACCAATCCAGAACCATAACCATACCGTGGTTTGTTGCGCCCGGCAGGGTAGTTACTTTCTTGAACAGGTCATCATTGAACTTATAAGTGTGAAGCGCACCCATGTCCAGAGTGCCAGTCTTGGAAGTGGCAGCCCGTGCATACTGGTCAGCAGACTTCTTCATCTCAAACTCTTTGACCATGTACGCAACCGTCTTCTTGGAAGTTGCCTTGAGTTCCGTCACTTCATTGCGAGTAGAAGTAAAGTAGCGTTCATCCGACTTGTCATTGTACCAAGAACCTAGTTCCTCAATGCAAGTTTTGTAGGTGACAACCAAATCTTTAGGTGGAGCAGCAATCCGAGCATAAGTGCGATCTTCAGCAGTCGCATCGCGAAGTTTGTCAATCGCATTGTTGGAGTCCGTGTCAGTCTTGACAGGAACTTTTCCACCACCAGTGCTCTCAGTTCCACCGATATCGGAGTTTACTTCACCTTCACCACTATCGGTTTTAGCATCTTCTTTGGCATCATCACCAGTGTTACCACCAGTAGCATCATTGTCAGTATTACCATCTTCTTCACCTTTACCTTTCTCATCACTATCTTCGGTTTCACCGTCACCATCTTCAGAAGAACCATCAGAGGTTCCTTCAGTCTCACCAGCATCACCGGCATCGTCTTCGCCGTCTTCACTGACAGACTTTTCGTCCTCATCCTCGACAGCGTTCTCTTCCATCCACTTGTAGATTTCTTCTGCGAGAGCAAGAACATCCTCAGTAGTTTCGAGTTCATTGGTCTTCTTGACAAAGACTTTCTCTTCATCAGAAAACGTCACACCCTTCTGCTTCTTGAAAAACAGGTTGATGCGGTCAATGACAGTGAGTTTAGAAATGTCCTCACCCTCGACATCGAAGAAGTTCTTCTCACCGAGTTCTGCGTATCCACGATTGAAGATACCGACAGAGCCGGGATACTTCTTCTGGACCATCTTCTCAATCCGAGCATCCTCAAGAATGTTGACCACACCCTTGTTGAGCTTGCGAGTGATAACTTCTTCCATCATTTCCAGAGGGGTCCAGAGTGCGTGAGCAATCTCATGACATACCATCAGGTCATAGATGTTGTCAGTCATCTCCTCATCTTTCCAGATAGGAAGACCAAGTTCCCTACGCTTCACATCGAAGTATGCGGTAGGAGTCTGCTTGTGAACGACAAAGATATCCTCTTCTGCGAGGAGCTTTGCAAGTGTGCTTTTGTTTTTCATCATGTTTATACAATACACCATAGGGTGTGATATGTCAACAGATGATTTAATCTGTAGAGCGTTTTTTTGAATATTTATGAAATGTGTGACATTTATACAACAATCCGCTCTGATCGTTTTTTCATTTTTGTCGCTCTTTTCTTTGCCATGTCTAGTTTCAGTTTACTAACTCGACGGGTGAAGTTTGTTCCTTCCATATGATCATACTCATGTTGAAAGATACGAGACTCCAAACCATGCATCGTACACTGCACATGCTCTCCTGTCTCATCCTCAAAGTTACACACAATACCTTCTGAACGCTCTACCTTCAACCAGATGCCAGGCCATGTTAAACAACCCTCATCCATAATAATCTTCTCTTCTGAGTACTCTGTAATGTAAGGATTGAAACAAGCAATCACCTCTTTCTTTTTGACATCAGAGTACATAACAAATACTCGTTCATCAATCCCAACCTGATTTGCAGAAAGTCCAACACCGTTATTTTCTTCCATGCAGGCAATCAGGTCATCCTTCATTTGTTGTCTATCCAAGTCTTCACTGCAAACCTGTAATCTCTGTTTTAGTGAAGGATGGTTGTTAGGTATTAGTTTCATCATGGGATAACCGTATTTTTTAATCTGGCGGACAATGGATATTTCATGTTCTGTAGGTTTATGCATCGCTAAAAATGCTTCGATAAAACTTCTAGTTTGTCTGATGCATGAGCAATCACCTCAATCTGATTGTCAATAGCTGCAGCAAGGTCTGGGTGTTCACCTATCCCCACTGGATTAGTAAGATAGACTTGAATGTTAGCTTTTGCCTTTTCTATCTCTGATTCGTACTGTAGTTTTAGTGCTTTTAAAAACATATTATGCCTCCGATATATGACTGAAGTTTTTTATCTTCTCAAATTTAATGGTGCTTCGAAACTTATCTGCAAGTGCGTCCTGTTTATGACTGATAACAAACACGTTCTC